ATCAAGAGTTTGAATCTTATCATCACCAGCAGAATAATGCTGGGTATAAGTTCCTCGGATATATTCAAGAAGTTCTTTAAGAATCTCCTCTTCGTTATACTTCCAAGGAGTTGCTGGTGAGTTAGGGATCATGTTGTCAAGTGTAGTGTCAATAGTAAAAGTGTTGTCGTCCATTTCAAGTACATCGTAAAGTAAAGACCAAGCGTTAGGCATAACTAAACAAAAAATCGTGTACAAGTGACTTAGATTTCTCCTTGCCAAACTTGCTGTCAAGGTAACCACTTACGGGATCTAACTTTGTCATGTATCTGTCAAAGTCACCGTATGTAGAAGTTACATCAAACCCAGTAGGTTTCTTAGATTCTAGCATGGATTTGTATTCTTGTAAATAGGCACGGAAGTCATCAAGGTAATTGTCAACTTCTGACATTGTGCATTTACGAACATACACATTTTCAGAGAAGTGATTGCCTGGTTCAAAGAATCTGAATGTCCCTTCTGCCTTTGGCAATTCGGGAACAGAGAAGAGATAATTCTCTACGGGATGCTGAAAATCAAATACAATAATGACTTTCTTTTCAAAGAATCCCATCAGATCCATACCAAAGCAAGGAAGATTCTCTCCTGTCTTTGGATAAATGATGTTGTTGTAGATACAGGATTTCTCATCCCATATGTCAACTTCTCTGGATTTAATGATGTACTTATTGCTGTAGAGTTTGGCAGAAAGGTTTGCACCGTTGTCAGACCAATCTGCCCAATCTCCAATGTTTTCTAGATCAGGAAATGTTTCCCATAGAATCTGCTTGTACTGGTTCCACAGATTCTTCAAGTTGGATTTCTGCATCGACTTTATCGTAAAGTTCAAGGAAGGACTGTTTTGTTTCTTCATCAAAGCGATTCAGACAAACTTTGATTGCCTTTGCTTTGTCACCGAAGATGCTGTAAGCACGAATAATGTGAACAAGGCGGCGAGTTGAAATGATCTCATCAATACCACCTTCATAAAATGTCTTGCGAATGATACCTGCCCAATCAACAAGGTGAGAGATAAACTGCTCATCATCACAGAGACGAGAGAGAATCTTTTTCTCAGTTTGTGAAGCAGGATATTCCTGCTCAAAGGTCACAGGGAAACGCTCAAGGAATGCTTCATTAAGAACATTGGTGCCGATAAAACGTCCATCATCAGAACCCTTACCCTTAGTGTTAGCAGTGGCAATGATATTGAATCCAGGAGCAGGAGTAACGTGCTTTCCAATCTTCTTAAGGAAGACACCCTTGCCTTCTAGAATGGACTGAAGACAGAGGATTTTGTTAGAGGCAAGGTCGATTTCATCGAGAAGAAGGATTGCTCCCCGCTCAAGTGCATCAATAACGGGACCATTATGCCAAGCAGTGTTCCCATTGACAAGGCGGAAACCGCCGATGAGGTCATCTTCATCAGTTTCAATAGTGATGTTTACACGAATCAGTTCACGTCCGAGTTGGGCACATGCTTGCTCAACTGAAAAGGTTTTACCATTACCAGAGAGTCCCGTAATGAATGTAGGATAGAACAAACGGGACTGAATAATTTTGCGAATATCGCTATAATTACCGAACTTGACAAAGGTATCATCGATTTGAGGGATAAGATCTTGGTGTTCCCGTTCGGGAATAATAGGGGCACTACCCTGGTAGATTTGTTCCATTTGTTCCCGAACGGGAATGTCACGAGCAGTCAAGTCCCACTTACCACGACCAGTTTTGTACATCTCAAGACGTTTGCAAATGGTGGGATAAGAGACATCAAACGCATCAGCAGCAGCGAGCACTGCCTCAGTGTTGACTTGATTGCCGTAGTTTTCAGTGAGGTAATGAGTGACTTCGTTGACGTTGAGGTTAGACATGCGAGGCATTGCGATGTGATTTATAACAAAGTTAGTATAGTGGCAAAGGGTGGGTTAGTAACCACCCCCTGTGCCAGTTTATCAGGCGACCATCGTGGCAAACGAAGAAAGAATTTTCTTGTTTGCTGCCTTGGACTTGAGTGACTTTTTAAATGCTGCTCGGATTTGTGCAGTAGTTGCATCCTCAGCAACTTCAAAGTCATCAGATTGATTCAACGATGTTGAAGCAATGGCATACATGGCATCATAACCTGTAGTATTTAAGATAGCAGACCGTTCCTTTGCCCACTTCTTTTTGTTGATTTCAGAATAATTGCCAGTATAGTACCAATGAACATTAGAAACATCACGGGATTCCACAACCCGATAAGAGATAAAATTAACAAAAGGGAAATTATCTTTTAGGTTAGTAAGAAGAGTTTTGGTTACACTAGTATCCCAGTTATGGTCATTAAAGGTTTTGTATGTACGACCTTTCTTAACATCACGAAGTTGGCAATTAGAATTGACAGAAATTTTTCCAAAAGGACGGTCTGGGAAATAATCTTCACTCATGCGTACTACACGCCCAATACCATTCGATTCACCATCGGTAAGGAATATAGTATTAATTTTATCAACTCCAGTTTCCTTAATGAACTTGGGAAGGATGGAATGCAAAGTAACGATGGTTTCATTAAGAGGTGTTCCAGAAAGACCTAAACCATTAGGAATCATAGTAGTTCCATAATGCCTAGAAAAAGTTCCCAAACGCCAGAGATTTAAACAATCCCGATCAAACTGAGAACTAGAGCGAGTATAAGACATCAAGTTTAGAAGACGGAATGATTTGTGCAAATACAAGTCATTAACTTTCAATTCTTGGAGTTCCTTCAAAACATGATCATCATCAAAATCACTTTCCGTTACAGGGAACTCATAGGTAAACGCATACACTTCAAATGGGATATTGACTTTCTTACAAAACCACAACAAGTTAAGAAGTTGTTTAACTGTATCATGAATAACATTTGCCATAGAACCAGACCAGTCAAGAATAAAAACTAGACCATGGTTTTTACCATCAGGCAAAACAGTCACTTTTTTAAACAGGTCATCGTTAAATTTGTATGTGTGGAGTTTGGTACAATCAAGAACACCAGTTTTAGAAACTGAAGAGCGAGAGTATGCATTTGCAGATTTTTTCATTTCAAACTCTTTGACAAGATAGTTTACTCCGTTAGAAGCAGTTTTCTTGTACTTGGCATATTCTTTTTGATTCTCTTCAAGCAAACGAGAGTCGTAAGAATCTGTGGTGAATTTCTCATTACTATAGAATTCAGAAATATATTCTTGAAGCATGTCACAATTGACAACGATGCGATCAAGATCAATCTTTTGAGGAATGCTTAGATAAGCAGATTCGTAAGAGTGTTGATTGATTAGTTCTTTTTGATTCTCAGTAAATGCATTATCAGTAGAAGATTCAAACTCATTGGTTTCTCCCCCCTTATCTTGAGGTGTATCTCCTTCATCATTCTCTTCCATAGAATCCTCAGAGACCCCTTCAGAATCGCCTACAGGACCCTTGAAATCCGAATTAGATGGTTCCACCTCAACCTGAGTATTTTGTTGCTCTTCACCAGATCCTTGGTTAAGATCATCAAGATTCATTTTAATGGGAGAAGATTCTTTTTGTTTACTCTTGAGATAAGCGTAGATGTCATGACTCAGTTTAAGAACTTCTTCCCAGGTCTCTACACTACCAGTACGATCAACAAACAGTTGCTCTTCTGCAGAAAACTCGATCATGTGATACGCACCAATCTTGTAGTAAAGATTCAAGCGATCAATAAACGCCATACTGGACATATCCTCATTCTCAACAGAGAAGAAATCTTGATTGTGAAGTTCTTGATAACCCTTATAAAAAGTTTTACTCAGACCAGCATAACGACGCTTCATCAGTTTCTCAATGCGAGCATCCTCAACGACATTGACAAAACTCATGGGAACTTTTGCATACTCTCCCTGCTTCCAATCTTCATTGGGGGTATACAGTGCGTGTCCAACTTCATGACCAACAAGCAAGTCATACACAAGATTAGATGCTTTCTCCCACATAGGGAGGGTAAGCACACGGTTCTCCACATCAAAAGATGCGGTGCCAACCTTACGGTGCTCAACGATCAAATTCTCAGTTGCCAGAAGTTTGGCAAGAGTTTCTTTGATTTCAAACTTCATGGAATTTCTCTGAACTGAAAACAGTATACAAAAAAAGACCCCCCTTTACGGGAGGTCTTGTGACAGTTCTTCAAGTGTCTAAGGCGCTGTTTACTTGCACGGATTCTTCCTTTGCAAGTGCCCTTACCCTGCTTGTCTTTCTTTGAGTGGTGTTGCCAGTTAGGTAGTTGTGCCATTGGTCTGAAATGGTTTAGAGAAGTTTTTGACCTTCTTGAACTGTATCACATTATCAAACTTATCGTGAAGCATGTCCTCTTTGTGTGAGATCACAAACACATTGTTACCTTCCGTAACTGTTTTGAGAATGTTAACAAAATCAGCAGTTCCATTACTATCTAGAGAACTATCAAAGATTTCATCCAAAATGAGAATATTTGTATTTACAGAGTTCTTTAGTTTGGCAACCTCTCTCCAAGTAAACAACAACGCCAGGTCAATCCTCATCTTCTCACCCTCAGAAAAAGAAGCATAAGAAAACTCATCTCTGAATCTGGACTTGATCGTTTCAGTAAAAGTATCGTCAAGATTGAAGTTGACATAGAACTCAAGTTCTTGAAGGTACTTGTTAATTAGAGTATTCATCACAGGAAGATACTTTCTAATAATTGTACTTTTGACTCCACTATCTTTAAGGATTTCAGCAATGATCTTTAACTCAGTAGATCGTTTTGCAATCTGACGACGCTGAAGTTCCTGAGATTTACCTTGTTGAATCAAGGTTTTAATCTTTTCAGTTTCCTCAACGACAAGAGAATCGTTTGAATTGATAGAACCAATCTCAGCTAGAGTATCAGCAACCCTCCTCTCATTCCATTCTACCTCTTTGAAGCACTCTCTAATTTTAGATTGCACTTCACTGATGGTGTCAAGAATTTCCTTACGTTCACTGAGAGTTTTATTTACTTCAAGTTGATCTTTCTTCAATTGAAAAAGTGCATCAGTAAACTTA